CGACGTGTCAGGGACGTTAGAAGTCTATACGGTTTCGAGATTTCACTACAGCAGATCGCCTGGTATCGCTGGCACCTGAGTTCTGAAAAAGAAAACGAATGTCTGCTTTGACTGCGCCATGAAGGATGAGGCGGAAGCGAAGCGGCAATTTAGGGCTAGGCTGGATGGAGAGGCGTAGCGATGAGCTTGATCGTCTGGCTGGTATGGATTGCGTATCTAATTCTTGGTGTTCTAATCCAAGCGGGTTTGATATAGGATGTTCAATGCCGCCGATCGAAAAGATGTCCGTGCTGCTGAAAAGCAAGCTGTCCGCGCTGATCGCGAGCGGCAAGTCACTATTCGATCTGTTATGGACACCAAAAGTGGCCGCCTATGGTTTTTTGATCTCCTCACTTCTTGTCATATTTTTGATAGTTCTTTTGCTATGGAGACCATAGCGATGGCCTTCAAGGAAGGCGAACGAAACATCGGCCTCCAGATCCTTCGCGATCTGATGAGGGCCTGCCCTGACATGTACGTCCTAATGATGAGGGAAGCAAATGAGCGAGACACTCTTAGCGAACGACGCAGCGACACGAACGGAAACGGGGGAGATCAAGGACCAGACCCCGACTCCGGAGACGACGGCGACGGAGGAGAAGCCGTCCTTACTCAATGAGGCGTCGAAAGAGACTCTAAAGGAGCCCGGCAAGGCCCCTGAAAAGTACGACTTTAAATTTCCTGAGGGTCTCGAGATGGACGAGGCGACGACCAAAGAGGTCGATGAACTCTTTCGGGGCCTCGATCTTGGAAACGAGGCCGGTCAGAAGCTCATCGACTTCTATCAGAAGAAGGTGAGTGAGATGGCCGAGCAGCCCTACAAGCTTTGGGCCGACACGCAGCAAAAGTGGATCGACGAAATCAAAAGCGATGCCGCCCTTGGCGGGCGCCTTCCAGAGGTGAAAGCAACCGTCGCCAAAGCGATTGATGGCCTCGGCGATCCGAAGCTGGCAGCGGACTTCCGCGCCGCAATGGATTACACAGGAGCGGGGAACAATCCCGCCTTTATCCGTGCATTTTATAAGCTCGCCCAGCAGGTGACTGAGGGCCGCCACATTCCCGGTCGAGGACCATCTGACCAAGGTCAGAAGCCCGCGCCAGTGGCCCCAGCATCGGCTGGACGAGCTTTGTATCCGAACTTGCCGTAGCCCCACCACAGAGTGGTTGAACCGCTAAGCGCAGAGGGGAAATGGAGAGGCCAACGCAACCCTGTTCATAGGAGCCTTAAATGGCAGTTATAGGCGCAACGGCGTTAACCTACGCCGATTGGGCGAAGCGTTTGGATGATGGCTATCGTATTGCGACCGTCATCGAAATCCTTTCCCAAACCAACGAAATCCTGGACGACATGCTCGTCGTCGAGGGCAATCTCCCCACTGGCCACAAGACCACGGTCCGCACCGGCCTGCCCCAAGCGACTTGGCGCTTGCTCAACCAAGGCGTGCCGAACGCCAAGTCCACGACTGCGCAGATTGTTGATACCTGCGGGAACCTCGAAACCTACGCAGTGATCGACAAGGACATTGCGGACCTTAACGGGAACACCGCCGACTTCCGTCTTTCTGAGGTCCGCGCGTTCCTTGAGGGCATGAGTCAGCAAGTGGCTCAAACCCTCATCTACGGAAACCAGTTCACCAACCCTGAACGCTTCACGGGATTGGCCCCTCGCTATTCGACCAAGACCGTTGCCAACTCCGCAACCGCCTCGAACGTGCTTGACGGAGGCGGCACCGCCAACGCCAACACCTCAATGTGGATTACGGTGTGGGGCGCTGACACGATGCACGCCACCTTCCCGAAAGGAAAGATCACCGGCTTGCAGCATCGAGACATGGGCGAGTGGCCAGTGGCCGACACCAGCGGCAACACCTACCAAGCCTACCGTGACCACTTCAAGTGGGAAATCGGTTTGGTCTCCCGCGACTGGCGCTACACGGTTCGCATAGCAAATATCGACGTGAACCAACTCGTTGGCGTCTCCGCAGCGAACCTAATCAACCTCTTGGTCCGCGGCCTGTATCGCTTGCCGACAGCTCCGACCGCCGCAACCACAATCCAGACCTCAGACACTCCAGAGGTCCGTGCTGACATGGGGCGCACGGTCATTTACTGTAACCGTGTCCTCCGCACCTACCTCGATCTTCAGGCGATGAACAAGACGAACGTCCTGCTCCGCATCGAAGAGTTTGATGGCAAGCCAGTCACCACCTTCCGCGGTATTCCAGTGCGGACGTGCGACGCGATTGCCTCTAACGAAACCAACGTGACCTAAGGAGCATCCAATGATCCTTGATGCATTACTCGCATTCTCTAACGTCACGGGCGGCTCGGGAAATCCGGGTGACAGCCCTACGGCGATCGCATCGACCCCCTCCACGAACCAAATCGACCTCGGCTTGATTGGTATCCCAAGCTTTGCCGCGGGTGGTGGCGCTCGTGATATCGGTATCGGTGATGATCCAGCAATGAAGATTCTCGTGCAGGTAGTCACTGCCTTCACGGGGACCACCGGGACACTTTCAGTGTCGCTTCAGGGCGCACAAGACAATGGCTCAGGCGCCCCCGGTGCCTTCTCAACTTGGTACACCTCACAGGTGTTCACCCTCGCGCAGGTCGCCGTCGTCGGGGCTCGTCTGATGGACATGGATATGCCTCGTCCACCATTGGACGCTCCGATGCCACGTTTCTTGCAGTTGACGTACAACATTGCGACGGCAGTTATGACGGGCGGGACCCTCAAAGCATTCTTGGTCCTTGACCGCCATGATATTGTGGAGCAGGCATCTGGTTTCCTTGGTGGATATCCGCCTGGCGTGATCGTTGCCAACTGAGGAGGGCACAATGCGAAAGTTCCTCATCGGCTTGATGGTAGGGGCGGCTGTCGCTGCCCTTGCCACCCTCGCCATAGCCCAAGCCATTTCCAGTCGCACCTTGACTGGAAACGAAACTTGGCAAATCGCACTCGGCGGCCCCGGTGGTTCATCTATCTTCACCACCGCGGCTCAGATACGAAACGCACAGGGCGTGACCACTATCGCCGCGACCTCCGGCACCAACGCCATGACCACCAACACAGCCACATTGATTTCGACGGCTGCTGCTGGTGGCGCAATGGTAGTACAGCTCCCACCGTCCCCGTTCGATGGAGAGATCTTCGAGTGGGCCAATGGCGCTGCTGGTGCCTTCACGACTGGCAACACCGTGACAACGACTGATGGATCAACGATCCAGGGCTCGAACGCGACCGGCGCATTGGCCGCCTCTGCGAGCATTGAGTTTCGTTACTCCATCACTACCAACACTTGGTACAAGGTCAGATAGTCATGAACCATCTTCTGCGTGCGGCGTTAATCCTTCTCGGGCTGGTTTCCGCCGCACCAGTCCTCGCTCAGTCGACCGTTGGGCCGGGGCAGCAAATCCTGTGCCCGCAGCAGTCAATGGCCACAGTAGCAACGGCCACTACCACCTCAATGATAACCGGCTCTTCCGGCAAGATCATCGTGATGTGTGGCTGGCACGTCACCTCCACTCAGTCCGCCTCCACCACCTTCCAATTCGTTTATGGTACTCAGGGCGGCCCATGTGGCTCGCCTGTGAACCTAACGCCACCGTTCAGTGTGACCTCGACCGCCCCATCTTCAGATCACATTGACTATGGCTCGTTCTCAATCCCGGCTGGCAATCAGCTGTGCGTCATCACAACCGGTGCCACTGTTGGCCAAGCCATCCTCGTTTATTACAGCCAATTCTAGGAGAAGGCCATGGCCGCAGCAGTTAGAAAATCTTTCACGAAAGCGTTAGGCGATCTGATAACTTATCTCCAATCAGTCCAAGCGGACTCAGAGAAGCTCGATAGTGTGGCCGACGATCTGGCCGCCGCCGAGGTGAAGCTCGACGCGACGAAATCTGAACTCGAAACCGCCGAGACCAATCTCAGAAGTCGAGCGGGCCTTGTCGATCAGGCACGCAAACAGGCCTCATCTGATATGGACAAAGAAGTCCTTGACAAGAGCAATCAACTTAGAACTCTTAACGATCAGATTAAATCCAAGGCTAGCGAGCTGGCCGAGGTGACCGTTAACGTCAAGAACTCCTTGGCGCAGCACCAAACCATTCTTGACTCACTCGACTCGTTAAGGAAGAAACTTGCCTGAACCGGTAAGAGACGAAACTCCTATAGGCATATTGTATGTGCCGATTGAGACTTCGGCAAGTATGACGCTTGTCGTTGGTGTTCCGGGCCGCAGCATTCTCGTGCTGGATTGCTGGTTCGTTTGCAGCGCAAATACCAACGTCAAGTTTCAAACTTCAAGCGGCCCCGTCGATCTTACCGGACCGGCCTACTGCATTCAAAACGGAGGGGTTGTTCTTGGGTTCAGTGCGGGAGGTTGGTTCGCTACAAACCCAAGTGACTCTTTGCTGATTAGTCTTTCTCCAGGCGTCCCGATTGGCGGGAGCCTAGCCTACACACTGGTGTAATCATGCCGAAGCAAATGGGTGAGATCATCATCGACCATCGGGCCTCACCGGGTCTGCCAGAAGATATAGCGCGGGCGGCTGGCTATGATCCGGCGCAGTGCGGTGAGGGCAAGATCTTCGTGCAGGACACCCTGCACTGCTCGCACTGCAACTGCATTGTCGTCAAAAACAATGCTCGCACTCGCGATCGTGCCCTGTGCTTCGACTGCGATAACAAGACCGGGCACTACATCTGCGACTCCTGCGACTTCATCCGTAACCAGCCCGGCTATATCCACACCCCGTTCCGCAAGTATATCGACGACTATCTGCATGTGGCCGGTAATCCCTGCCTCACTGGCGTTCCACTCCCCGTCCTCCCCCACGATCTGCTCAAACCGAAGGAGCCATAGATGTCTAAGCGCATATTCCAGGTATCCTCGTTTACTCCAGCCCAGCAAGCCGATGGTGTGCTAGCTGTTGGTTCCTATGCCGCGATCAAGCCGGGCTCGGCGACCGACATTCTGAAGATCGGCAAGATGCTTCTGCAAGGCCAAGCCTCGACCTCAGCAGTCACAGCGACCATGCTGGCGCGATCCTCGACCTTGGCGATCACGCCGACCGCGCTCGGCCTGCCGAATTCGGATGCGCCGGTCAACATCGCCGCTGTCACCGTGACTACAGGCCCAACCCCGTTTGTAGCCGCGGGCACCAATCCGAACCGCTCGCCTGCCGTCACGATTGCCCGCCTGAATCTCAGTTTTAACGCCTTTGGCGGGATCATCCAGTGGCAGACTAACCCAGGATCGGAAGAGGAATGGGTTGCGGTCGGCAACGCCACGACCTCAAATTCGGAAACCGTGCTGTCATCGGCGAACGTCGGCACCGCCGGACTGATCGGTGCAGATTGGTTCTACGAAGTTCTGTGATGTGTCATGCCACGATTAAATGTTATCGTCCTAGATCAACACGGGGACGACCCGAACACCTATAACGTGGTGCTGTGGGCGGATGTCCCGGCGGCTCGGCAATCGCGCTACGCCAATGCCAACGCGAAGTCGGCATGGTCTGGCGCAACTGCCGCCGACAACACCGACTTGCAGACCGGCGTGATGACCGAGAGTTTATTTACGCAACGTATTTCTGCCGGCACCGCTCTGCCGCAAATCGAAGCCTTGCTACAAAGCGCCTGGCAGAATTTTCAAAACCAAGTTAACAGTAATAATCCTTGGGTGCGTTACGGCTCGACCTGGGACGGTACAACCTGGACGGTGTTGAACAATGGCTAATATCGGCAAATGGTCATTATCGGGCGCTGGCCTGACCACGGTTTTATCCGGTGCAACGCTCAATGCACTCGGCAGCGCAACAATGTCGGCGGCGTCGGCGACCTATACCAATCAGACGAATCTCGATCTTTATTGCGATCTTGAGGTTTTTCTCGATACGCTCTCGCCCGCCGCTGGGGCGTTTGTTTCAATTTACATCCTGGGCGCAATCGACGGCTCCAATTTCCCGGCGCAGAGCGCAGCCGATTTGCGTCTGACTACGACGCAATTGCTATGTAATATTCCTGTTGGCACAACCGCATCAACGACGCAAAGAGTCATGGTGCGCAATATCCTGCTGCCACCGCAGCCAATCCAATTCAAGCTGGATAATCAGACCGGCGTTGCGCTCGCCGCGACCAACAACAACACTGTCAAGATCGAAGCCTACAGCTATAACCTCAACGGTTAAGAATGCTCGTCAATGTTTCACCCCGGATCAACAAGCCTCGTATTCACGAGGTAATGGTCAATTGGGCACACCCGCTGACGCGAAAGTTGGAATTTGCGGCGCTATTTGAGGGCGGCGTTGCGGTCGATCTTGCTGGCGAGAGCTCGTCGGTTCCGAATGGCAGTCCACAAACGGCACTTGCCAATTTGCCCGGAATAGGCGTTGGCGCAAAACTCAGTTCATCGTGGTTTAGTTTTCCAGGTACCGCATCGGATGCGCCATATGTCGGTGCAGATACAACAATCCTGGTGCGCGGCACTATCACAAGCAATTCCGTATTTCACATGCTGGCTGTCAAGGAGAGTTCAACAAGTGTAGGTTTTTTTGAGTATCGAATAAATTCAGGACCCCCCGCAAATCTATCTTTGGTTTGTCCGACAGGCGGCTCGCCATCGGATACCACTGCGCTGGCAATCAATACCGTTTATGATTTGGGTGTGACGGCAACTTTCAGCAACAGCGCAGCCGGCACAGTTATTTTTTATATAAACGGCATTAAAAGCACCACCAGTACGGGCAACAATTATAACGGCACAACGACAAGCAATACCCCAATCCTGGTTGGCAAGCGCTCCGACACTGTTGGCGAATGGAGTGGGACGGTCTTTCATGTTTATATCTGGAACCGGGTGTTAAGCGACGCAGAAATGGCCTGGCTATCCAGTGAACCTTATGCGTTCTTTATCCCGCGCGCCCCTTTCAGGGCCATCGTCACTCCCACCATTCCTCCGTCACTTCCGCTGATGGGACAAATCTGGCTGGCATAGGAGACAAAAATGGCTGACGGTCTATTCTATGTCGATGCAAGAACGCCGCATCTTTCTGCCGATTCTAGCTCGGTCACCCTCTTAACCACCGATCTCGCGTTGGTCCAAACGCAGTTCTTGCCGGTTCTCGGCTCCAATTATTTTGGCTATGTCGGGAAGGCCGTTCGCATCACGATGTATGGCCGCATCACCACGGCGGCGACCCCTGGCAACGGCACGTTCGATATCTATTGGGGGACCAACGCGGCAGCAAACGGCACCATCATCGCATCGTCGGCGGCCTTCGCGCTCACGGCAGCTCAGACCAACCTGACATGGACATGTTCATTCATCGTTCGGTGCCGCTCGATCGGCACCACTGGTTCCGTGATGACGGTGGGCGAGGCGGGATTCAACAACGCTGTCGTCGCATCCACCCTACAACCACTCATGATCCCCGCC